CATGACGGGTTACAGCATGAGCGCCACGGGCGCGTCGGTCGGCGCGGCTGTACGCAGCGCGGTTGGCGCCAGCCTGAACGCCACGACTCTGCGCTCCGCTGGCGTCAACGTCATGGCCGGATTAAAAGCCGGCATCAACTCAGGACGCAGCGGCGTGATCTCCGCGATGCGCTCCGCGGCACGGGCAGCGGTCAACGCGGCCAAGAGCGAGCTCAAAATCAAATCCCCCTCGCAGGTGTTTGAGGATGAGGTGGGCGTGATGACCATGCGCGGCTGGGGCCGCGGCGTGATCAAGGAGAGCAGGGCGCAGGCAAAGATCATCCGAAACGCCGCGCGCTACCTGACCGGCGAGGCGCAGGCTGGGAGTATCATCACCACCAGCAACGACAACCGGCGCACCTACAACAATAGCGTCAGTTCCACCATTCAGGTACAGCAGCTGGTTGTGCGCGACGAGCAGGACGTGCGCGCGCTGGCGGAGGAGATCGCCGCGCTCACGCGCAGGCAACAGCGCGGAAAGGGAATGCGGATGGCGTAAATATCCCTCAAACGCGAAGAATTGACTTGACTTTCACGCGGCGTGGAGTGATAGATACGCTACCCTGAAGACAGAGGAGGCTATGGTATGTCACATTTTTCGGTTGCGGTATTTTCCAAAATGCCCGGATACGTCGAGGCGCTGCTGGCTCCGTTTGAGGAGCAGGTAGATCCGGATTCTCCGTATGCGGAGTTTGTCGAAAATGAGGAGTGCGATCTTGACAAGACTGTGGGAGCCGGTGGCTATTGGCACAATCCCAACGCCCGGTGGGACTGGTGGGAGATCGGCGGGAGGTGGCGCGGACTGCTCAGGCTGCTGCCGGGAAAGAGCGGATATCGCGCGCCGGTCGACCGGTGGAGCAAGGGTTTTGACTACCCTGCGGATCGCTGCGACGGGGCGAGGGTTGCCGACTGCGATTTCTCTCCGGATACGAGCCGTGTCGCCAGACTCCAGCGGGAATGGGAGGTTCTGGTCGAGGGCGCTGCACAGCGCGAAGGCGAAGACTTCATCAGCATATGGAAGCCGGAGTATTATCTGCAACGCTACGGGGACAAGGAAACCTACATCCGCAGAGAGACAGCCTTCAGTACATACGCCTTTGTCACGGCAGATGGCGCGTGGCATGAGCAGGGGCGCATGGGCTGGTTTGGCTTCGACGATGCCACCAACGAGAGCATGAACCAATATGAAAAAGAATTCCAGGCATACCTGCAGGAAGCACGTGAAAACGGACTGGCGATTACCATTGTGGATTGCCACATCTGATCGAAGTGGGAGAATTATGACAGAAGCTGCCTTCGGGCGGTTTTTCCATAGAGGCGCCGCAGGACGGAGGGATAACCGTGAAGGATTGGTTTGAGTGGAACGACGTGCGCTGCACAGAATACGGCATCCATGTGCTGGAACAGCCGCCGCTGACGCTGCCCAATGAGCGGGCGACGTTTGTGGATGTGCCGGGCCGCAGCGGAAGCCTCACGGTGCTGGAGGGCGACGCCGTCTACGACGATCTGGTGCTCACCGCGCAGTGCATCGTGGAGAATACCGAGCGGTATGCTGAGATCGCCGCTTACCTCAAGGGCAGCGGGAAAGTGACCTTTGCCAACCGGCCGGAGGGGTATTACGAGGCGCGCATCACCAACCAGATTCCCTTTGAGAAGATTCTGCGAGGGAATCCGCATCGCTCCTTTGCGGTCAACTTCCGCTGCAAGCCTTTTTGGTACCAGAAGAATGTCGCGCCCATTGCCCTGACCCAGAGCGGCTCGTTTGTCACCAATCCGGGGAATGTCTATGCGGAACCGGTCATCACGGTCTACGGCACGGGCGCGATCACCCTCATGGTGGGCATGATCATTACGGAGCTGGAGGGCATATCGGGAAGCATAACGCTGAACTCGCAGTTGCAGGAAGCCTACTCGGGAACGACCTCCATGAACGGCGCCATCAGTGGGGAGTTTCCTGTGCTGCTTCCGGGGCAGAACGCCGTGAGCTGGACGGGAAATGTGACTTCTTTGAATGTTATTCCAAATTGGCGCTTTCTCTGATTGCTTATTTGACTGGAACCGAGTAATATGAAGTGTGTAGAGTATGGGGAAACGGAGAGCCTGCTGCTTCGCGCTTGCAGGCTTTTCCATATGGTGACTATTCGTATCCAATGACTGTTCCGTTATGGTTGACGGTGGCGTCACTCAGGATGAGTGGCGCTTTTCCTATGCCTCGAAGGGAGGATGAACCCCATGATCTGCATCTACCCGGCTGACTGCACGGACTTCTCCAGCAACGGGCTGGGCATCGTCCAGCCGCAGTCCTGCACGGTCACCGAAACGCTGAACGGCGAGTGGGAGCTGACGCTCGTCCATCCCATCGACGAACACGGCAGGTGGACACGGCTGAGCGAAGGCAACATCCTGCGCGCGCCGGTGCCCGCTGCCATGACGCCGCAGATGAATCTGGTAACACAGCAGTACCAGACGCAAACCTACGACGTGGAGATCTATAAGGTAACCACCCAGCGCGACCCGCTGCGCCTGCGCTCAGGCACGGGGACAAGGTACAGAATCCTCGGCAAGTACAAGAAGGGCACTGAGGTCATCGTGGTAAACAAGACCACATCCTCGTGGTACGAGGTCACCTGCCCGGATGGGCGGCACGGGTATATGTCTTCCGAGTATCTGACCCATGTGCGCACGGAGCAGCAGAGCGTGCAGGTGGATGTCGGCTTTCAGAATCAGGTGATCGAGTCCCGGCAGCTGCGCGACCAGCCCTTCCGCATCTACCGCGTGGCGCCGGAGCTTGATAAGGTCACCGTGTATGCCCGCCACATCTTCTACGACCTGCTGGACAACATGATCAAGTCCCTGAAGCCCTCATCCTCCGCGGTGGGGGCTTCCGTCGTACAGAGCCTTTCGGATGCCTGTCTTACCAGCCACGACTTCACTTTCTACTCCGACCTGACCTCCACGGCGGAGGAAGTGGAATGGGAGAATGTCAACCCGGTGGAAGCGTTGCTGGGCGAAGGCGGACTGGTGGAAAAGTACGGCGCGGAGCTGGCGCGTGACTGGTTCGACGTGTTTCTGGTCAGGCGCGTGGGCGTGGACAGCGACGTGCAGATCCGGGAGCGCAAGAACCTGACCGGCATCTCCTACGACGTGGACGAGACCGACGTGGTCACCCGCATCATGCCCACCGGTGAGGACGCGGATGGCAATATCCTCTACCTGCCCGAGCTGTACATCGACAGCCCGAACATCGGCGCGTACACGCATCCGAAGTGGATCCACCTTGCGGCGTCGGAAGCGAAAGAGGTGGCGGAAGGCGAGAACTACAAGTCCCTGACCGCCTGCTATGAGGACATGCGCGCGGCGGCGCAGGCGGAGTTTGACAAGGGCTGCGACTTGCCCACGGTGACGCTCAAGGTGGACTTCGTCAACTGCGCCGATACCGAGGAATACCGGCAGTACGCGTTTCTTCTGAACATCTTCCTCGGCGACAGCGTGCGCGTGGTGGCCCGGCGCATCGGCGTGGAAGTCTCCATGCGCATGACGCAGTACACCTACGACTGCCTGACGCGCAAATACACCTCCGTGACGCTGGGAACCGCTGCGGATACGCTGGAAGGCAGCATGATCTCCGCCCGGCAGCTGGCCAGCGGCTCCATCACCGGCATGAAGCTGGCGCTCAACTCCGTGGGCAGCGGACAGCTGCAAAGCGGTTCGGTGGGCAGTCTGCAAATCCGAAACGCGGCCATCGGCAGCGCGCACATCCAGGACGCCTGCATCACCCGCGCCCATATCGCCGAGGCGCTCATTGATACGCTCAATGTCAATGCCCTGACCGCCGTGACGGCCAAGATCAAGGAGCTGGCCGCGGGCAGCATCACCACCGACGACCTCTACGCCTCCGTGGCCATGATCGCCACGGCGCAGCTGACCACGGCCAACATTGTCAGCGCCGACATCCAATGGGCTGACATTGAGGCGCTCAGCGCCAACATCGCGCAGATCAGTAAGGCGCAGATCACCGCCGCTACCATTGACGAGGCGAACATCGACTGGGCGGCCATCACCACCCTCACGGCGGCCACTGCAGAGATTGTCAATGCCCAGATGCAGACCGCCGACATCGACTGGTCGCACATCAAGGATCTGGCAACGGACACCGCCATCATCACGCAGGGCACGGCGGGCGAACTCTACATCGCGCGACTGGCCGTGACCGAGGCGAACATGGTCTCCCTGACGGTCGGTGAGCTGGTGGTCAAAGGCACGGACGGTCATTTTTACTCGGTGTCCGTGAATGAGGATGGACAGGTGGTCACGACGCTCAAACAGATCGTCAACGACGACGTGACTGACCAGAGCATCAACGGCGGGGAGAAGATCATCGAGGGCACCATCACCGCCGGGACGCTCAACGCGCAGGACATCTTTGCCGACAATGCTGTCATCCGAAGCCTCATAGCGGCCAACCTCGACGTGGACGCGCTCTTCGCCCGCGAGGCGACCATTGCAGCCCTCAACGCCATGGACATCACAGGCAACGAATACCTGCGGCTCATGGTCTCTGGCAAGGCGGATCAGGAGGATCTGGACGCGTTGGGTGAACGGGTCGACGCGGCGGAGCTGAAGCTCACGGAAGACGCGATTGTGTCCACTGTGACAGGAAGCGACCAGTACAGGGAGGATCTCGCCGCGATTGCCGCGGCTGGCGGCGCGGAGTTTGTGGTGGGCACACAGACAACGTACACCGCGGCGTGGACAGGGAACGCCAGCTTCCAGGAGCTGCGCGACGGACAGCAGATCGCCTACTGGCTGCCTGCTGCGTCCGGGAGCAACGTCACGCTGGCGCTGACGCTTGCGGACGGCAGCACCACCGAGGCGATCCCCTGCTACTATGGCGGCAGCGTCCGACTGGGCACGCAGTACGGGGCGGGCAACATCGTGCGCCTGACCTACCGCGAAAACGTGACCATCTATTCCACGACCATCGCCAAAGGCTGGTGGGCGGACGCCAACTACAACACAGACACCTACGACCGCATCCGCGTCGGTACCACGCTCAAGGCAAAGACAGCCATTGCCGCGGGAAGACTGGCGGTCACGGACGCGGACGGCTGCTTTCCGTTGGCGGCTGGCGTACCCTTTGACGTGACCCGGCCGGTGCTCTACTGCGCCACCGCCGTGTCCGCCGGGATGTACAGCGCCAATTTCTACCTGACCTACCCCTTCTGTACGCTGCGCTCCATTGACCCGGACTTCGCGGGAACCATCGGCACAACCTGCTATGTGGTGGGCACGCTGGCCGGCACGGTCTTTACGCCGGCGGAAACATGCATAACAGCCACGGTTCCCACTGAGGACGACGGGATGACTTACATGGCGCTGGGTACGCTCACCGGAACCTACCAGACCTGCGTGTTCCCCGAACACCCGCTCTATCGCTTTGTGGACGGCGCGTTCAAGCCGTTATCGCAGGTGGGCTATGATGCCAGCGTGGCGGTGGGAGAAACGCGCCAGGAGATGTCCACCCGCTTTGAACAGACCGACGCGGCCATCGCGCTCAAGGCGGACCAGACGGAGGTCAATTCCCTCTCCACGCGCGTGCAGTCCGCCGAGCAGAAGATCACCCCGCAGGCCATTACGGCTACGGTAGCGTCGTCCGCGCTCTACGCCTTCGACAAATACGAAGGGCGAAATTACTGTCTGGACAGCGGCAACGAATATACCTTTGTAGACAACAGGTACCGGAATCCGGATGGAAGCGAAACCACCTATACCCAGAAAACACTATCCGTTTCGGACGACCTCTTCGCTCATAGCAACAGCGGATCCGTCATTCGCATTTCTCTGGACATCCAAAGGCAGGATGTGGATGCCTCGGAAGCCACGACGCCCGGCATCTACTCAGGGTTCTGGGTGTATTACCAGTACATGGATGCGGGCGTTCTGAAGACCTCTGGCCTGGGATGGTATCTGCGGACAACGGACGCCAGCTTTGTGGCGTCGGATGATGACTGGGTGCGATTGCGATACGGGCCGCTGAATCTGACTTCGTACAACCCTGTCGCAATCGCGTACTTTGCGCTGGGCACATCTTCGGCAAACGGAACAACCGGCACGGTGCGCTTCCGCAACGTCAAGCTGGAGGTACTGAGTAACTGGACGGACTGGAGCGCCGCGCCCGAGGACATCTATGGCATGGCGAGGCGTATGACCGATGCGGAGTCCCGCATCACGCAAAACGCCAACAACATCGCGCTTAAGGTCAGCACTTCGCTCTACAACACCGAAAAGGTCTATCGCAGCACCACCGCGCCCACTACCCTCTACACCAACATGCTCTGGCTGGACACATCCCTTTCTCCGCCCATTCTCAAGCGGTATACGGGCTCGGCATGGATAGCCGTCGGCGCGCAGGAGCTCAAGACCAGCGGGATTTCCATTGGCTCAAACAACGTCGCCATCACCACGGAAAACTTTCTGCTCCAGTTGCTCGACCCTGCCAATAACGAAAACGTCCTCATGGAGATGAGCGCGGACGGCAACGTAGGCTTCAAGGAGCTGTACGCAGACGAGATCATCTCCGATTCCGTGGCGCAGGCATACGCCGGGCCGAGCGCGCTCTACGTCAACGCGTCCTACAGCGGAACCAGCGACACCTATTTCCGTTCGCTGGGCGAAGCGGTGAAAGGAATCAACAATCGTTTTCTCCGTCGTGACGTCGTCGTCTACCTCCCCAGCAGTTCAGGGGACATCTATGAACCGCAGGGTACGCAGATCGAAGGGATCAGCGGCCCGGGCAGGCTGATGATCTACGGGTACAGCGCGTGCCGTCTCAACAGCTATATCCGGGTGAAGGGATGCTCAGCGCATGTGTGCTTCCAGAATGTCTCCCTGCGGGAAAGCCGTCCGCTCAACGGCAGCAGCCGGAACCCGTATCTGGTGGAATGCTTGCTGTGTCATTTTGTGGAGTTGAATGGCTGTACACTGGACGCGAACAACGTCACCTATGACTCGGTCTACGCACGCGCCAGCCATGTGTTTCTGTACAATACCGGGCTGTATAACGCGCTGCAGGGTGTGGAGGCGTACCTGGCGACCGCGAACGTGAAGGACTGCAAGGGCTCCTGCAGCTGGGCCATGATTTCCTACGCGAGTGTGATCATCGCCAGCGGCACCGTACCCAACGGCAGCCGGGGGACCGGAGAGAACGGCCAGCTTTTCGCAAGCGGCGTTACGGTGGACTACGGCACGGCCATTCCTGTGGTCGTCCCGGACAGCACGACCATCCAGTACGCCACCCTCACGAAGTCCTATCGCGGCGGCTGGCGCTCGGATACCGTGGACGTGATCCAGGGGGTCTACTCCGACAGCGGCTACAAGTCCAGCCTGAACTGGAATTACGGCTGCATGTGGTTTGGCAACCTGCGCAGCGTGCTCTCCGGTACGACGATCAAGTCGGCGACCCTTACGCTGTACCGCAAGACGGGCAGCGGCTCCAGCTCTGCCAAAACGCTCTACCTGTGCGCCATCACCAACACCACGGCCAGCGGCGCGCCTTCCATCGCGGTAAACTACGGGGCCATCGGGACCATTGGCCGCGCGCAGCAGGCGACGTTCGCCATTCCGCTTGCGGCGGTTCAGGGACTGGCCAACGGGACGTATGGCGGTCTGTGCCTATACGAATCAAAATACAATTTCGGCTCATCCAACTGGTCGAACAACTACATGCGCATGGCCGGCACAGACAGCAGCTACAAGCCCTATCTGCAGGTGGTTTACAACAGCGGCGGCTCGGCCGTCGGCTAAGGAGGTTAACAGATGTACATCGCGATCCCCTTCGAGGGGCGGGTGAGAACGCTCATCCGCTCCTCTTTTCTTGCGGCAAAACGGACGGATGCCACACATTACAGCCTGACGGGCGAGTCATTCCAGATGTCGGGCGTCACGGCGGAGCAGGTGATCCTGCTGCCGGACAGCGTTGAGGTGAGCGAGGGTCAGGAAGTGACGGACGAGCTGCTCATGCAGGCGCTGCCGGTGGAATCTTTCATCACAGTAAGCGCGGACGAGGCGCTGCCCAATGTGCTGGGCCTGCTGCTCAGGCAGGCGGTGGCGGATGGACGCATCTCGGATGCGGAACTGCTCTCCGTTCAGCCTGTTCTGGAGGGACGCATCTGGCGCGCGGGCATCGCCGTGCAGGTGGGCGACGTGTTCACCTACAAAGGTGCGCTCTGGCGCTGCATCCAGCTGCACACCACGCAGGACGACTGGGCGCCCGACCTGACCCCGGCACTCTGGCACAGGGTGGAGATCATCGCCGAAGATGAAGTGCGCGTCTGGGCCGCCGGAATCGACTACATTGTGGGCGACGAAGTCGCGTACCCGGACGCGGAGGGCGAGCTGTACATCTGCCTTCAGGCGCACACCTCGCAGGAAGGTTGGGAGCCGCCGGCAATATCGGCCCTCTGGGCACCAGCGAGCGAAGGCGGTCAGGAAGATCCACCTGTGACGGAGGCGGAGACGTGATTCGCCAGTTGACGGCCATTGACAAAGTTGAAATCGGGGAGGGAGAAGAGCATGCCTGAATGGATCACGCGATATTGGGTGGAGTGGCTGTTCGGCATCGTGGCGGCGCTGGCCGCGGCGAGCTACCGGCGGGTCAGCAGGCACATGCGGCATACGCAGAAGAAGGATCAGGCGCTGGACGACGGGATGCGCGCGCTGCTGCGCGACCGGATCATCAGCGCCTGCGACCACTACTTTGAGAAAGGCTTCGCGCCGGTGTACGCCCGGGAAAACATCACCAGCATGTACGACGCCTATCACAGCCTGGGTGGGGATGGGATCGTGACCGACATGGTCAAGCAGGCCATGGAGCTGCCCTACAAGAAGGGCGGCGAAGCACCTGTGGAGCAATCGCGGGAATCCCGCGCTGCAATCAATACATCAAGGAGGAACGAAGTATGAACATCAACTGGAAAATCCGCTTTCAGAACAAGACCTTTCTGACCGGCCTGATCTCTCTGGTGGTGGTCTTCATCTATGATCTGCTGCAGCTGCTGGAGATCGCGCCCGCCGTGACGCAGAGCGCGGTCATGCAGGTGGCTGAGGGCATCCTCACCATCCTGGGCATGCTGGGCGTGATCGCCGATCCCACCACGGCGGGTCTGTCGGACAGCAAGCAGGCGTTGACGTACACCTCTCCCAAACAGGACTGATACAAACCGTATTCACCGCAGGGCGACGGGCGACCGCCGCCCTTTTTTCATGGGACCAGAGAATGGAGGAACCTATATGTCTGATCGAATCAACACCCCGTTCACCAACGAGCACTTTGTCGCCTTCTGCCTCTCCATGCTCGGCCAGCCTTACTGGTACGGAACGGTTGTGTATAAATGCACCGAAAACCTGCGCTCTCGCAAGGCGAGGCAGTATCCGTCGCATTACGGCTCCAGCCGTACCAGCCGGTACAGGGACGACATTGCGAAAAAGAAGGTCTGCGCGGATTGCGTCGGCCTGATCAAAGGGTACTGCTGGACGGGCGGCGGCAAGGGCGTAGTCGAGAGTATCGGCACGGACAAGACCTTCTCGAGCAAGTACGGCGCCAACAACTGCCCGGATAAGTCGGCCAACAGCATGTTCAGCTATGCCAAAGGCAAAGGCTGCGCCTGGGGCACGATGGACAGCCTGCCGGAGGTTCCCGGCATCGCACTGCGCTCGGACGGGCATGTGGGCGTTTATGTGGGCGGCGGCTACGCCGTGGAGGAGCGCGGCTTCAATTATGGCTGTGTCAAGACGCGGGTGAAGGATCGCAAGTGGACGCACTGGTACTACCTGCCGTTCATTGATTACGGCGAGGGCGGCAGTGTGAAACCGCCGCAGACGGAGTATGCGCTGGGCTCCCGGCTGCTCAGGAAAGGCACGGAAGGCAATGATGTGAAACAGCTGCAGGAATATCTTTTGCGGCTGGGCTACAGCCTGCCGAAGTACGGAGCGGACGGCGACTTTGGCGCGGAGACCGAAGCAGCAGTGCGGGCCTTCCAGGAGGATGAGAGGCTCGAGGTGGATGGCAAGTATGGCGAAAAGAGCCACGCCGCGCTCATGGACGCCATAGAGGCAGAGGACGAGGACACGCCGGAGCAGCCCGCGCAGCCGGAGGATGGCGAAGAAGAAAACGAAGGAGAAAAGCCCGTCGGTACCCACGTGGTCATCGTATCGGATGGCGGCAAGGTCAACATTCGCGTGGGCAACGGCACGCAGTACGGGCGCGTCACCCAGCTCGCGCCGGGCACGACGCTGGACTATGTGGCCACCGCCAGCAACGGCTGGCACGCCGTAGTGGTCAATGCGCGGGTGGGTTGGGTTTCCGGAGAATACAGCAAGGTGATCTGAGCATTTACTGTACGAACAGCACACAGGATTGTTGCGCCGCTGCTTTCATATGAAAGCAGCGGCGCTAAGGGAGGGGCTATGACACAGGAGCAGAAGCGGCACATCCGACAGCTCAGAGCCGCGGGTGAAGGATATAAGCGCATCAGTACCTTGCTCGATATTCCGGTCGGCACCATCAAATCCTTTTGCCGCCGCGACGAGGCGGATGAACCGGCGGTCGCGGACTACCGTGCGCCACAGAAGCTGGAAATCACGATTGAAAATGAGAATCCAATATGCCCGCAGTGCGGGACGCCGGTCATCCGCATACCTGGCAGGAAAAAGCGCGTGTTCTGCTCGGAAGCCTGTCGCGTCGCCCACTGGCGCACGCAGGCGCATGCCGACGGAAAACCTGCTCTGTGCGCCGGGTGCGGGAAGCCGCTGTATGGGCATGACCGGCGCAGGAAGTTTTGCAGCCACGCCTGTTACATCCACAGCCGCTTTGGAAAGCAGTGAGGAGGCCGATATGCACGGCACAGAACAACGGATGGGCGCGCCCATGTTGACACATGAGCAGCTTCAACGCGAGCTGACGTATCGCACCTCCATGGCGGTTCTCAGAGACCTGCGCAACGCCGGGCTGGTGACCGGCAGGGAATTCGTCAGATTATCACAGTTTCTCGCGGAAAGATTCTCCCCTGTCTGGGGCGATTTGTATCAAAATCACGGTTGACTCCCGGCCGCAAAAGAGGGATATATGGTCGCGGAAGGAGGTAAGCGCCTTGAAGAAAGAACAGAAGCAACAACCTATGCAGATCCGGCAGGTCAAACCCGACGCGCCCACCCCTCGCCGCAAGCGTGTGGCGGCCTATTGCCGCGTCTCCACGGGAAAGGACGCCATGCTGCATTCCCTCTCCAGGCAGATCAGCCACTACAGCGCCTATATCCAGCGCCAACCCGGCTGGGAATACGCGGGCGTGTACGCCGATGAAGCGTACACCGGCACAAAGGGCGACCGGCCCAGATTCCGGCAGATGCTCTCGGATTGCCGGGCGGGAAAGATCGACCTGATCCTCACCAAGTCCATCAGCCGGTTCGCCCGCAACACGGTGACCATGCTCGAAACGGTGCGCGAGCTGAAGGCGCTGGGCATTGACGTTTATTTTGAGGAGCAGAACATCCACTCCATGAGCGGGGACGGCGAGCTGATGCTCACCATCCTCGCTTCTTTTGCGCAGGAGGAGAGCAAAAGCGTGTCCGACAACTGCAAATGGCGGATACGCAAGGATTTCTCCGAGGGGAAGCCCATGAACCTGATGCTGCTGTATGGCTACCGGTCGGTGGACGGACAGATCGTGATCGACGAGGACGAAGCCGCCGTGGTGCGGGACGTGTTCAAAGCATATCTGGATGGCGCCGGCAGCAGCCGTATCGCGGCAAGGCTTCGAGCGACCAATACACCGCGGCGCTTCGGAGGAACGTGGACGGGCAACCATGTGGTCGAAATGCTGACCAACGAGAAGTATACGGGCGATGCCTTGCTGCAGAAGACCTTTGTGGAAGATCATCTGACCAAGAAACAGCGGCGCAATACGGGTCAGCTGGATCAATATTACGCCGAAAACACGCACCCTGCCATCATCGACCGCGAGACCTTTGAGCGCGCGCAGGCGATCCTTGCCCAGCGCCGGGAGATGATCAACATACGCAAGCCGACGACGGTGCGTTATCCTCTGAGCGGCAAGGTCGTGTGCGGGAACTGCGGCGCGCATTACAACCGCAGGACGCGCTCCACGGGGCGCAACTCCATCCCGCGCTACACATGGCAGTGCGTGACCTACTCAAGCAAGGGAAAGCGTTACTGCCCCGCGAGCCAGATCCCGGAGGAGACGCTCATCGCCCTGACCTGCGAGGTGCTGGACGTGGAAAAGCTCACAGAAGAAGCAGTGGATGCGCTGGATGAGATTCGCGTGACGGGCAAGGACTGTCTGCGCTTTGCGCTACGGGACGGGCGCGTGGAAGAGCGTCAGTGGGCGTGGGAATCCCGCGCCAAAGCATGGACGCCAGAGATGCGTCGGAAGGCCAGTAAACAGATGAAACGGAGGTGGCGGCATGACTGAGGCGGCAACGGGAGGCACGAGGGTGCGCATGATCCCCGCTACGGTGCGGCGCTATGCGGCCGCGCGCCCTCTGACGGAGCGGCTGCGGGTCGCGGCCTATGCCCGCGTCAGCACCGACGACGAGGAGCAGCAGACCTCCTATGAGGCTCAGGTGGACTACTACACCAAGAAAATCCGTAAGAATCCTGAATGGATTTTTGTGGAGGTGTACGCGGACGAGGGCATCACAGGCACCAGTACCAAGCGGAGAAAGAACTTCAACCGCATGATCGACGACGCCATGGCGGGCATGATCGACCGGATCATCACCAAATCGGTCAGCCGCTTCGCCCGCAACACCGTGGACACCCTGACGACGGTCCGCAAGCTCAAGGAAAAGGGCGTGGGCGTGACCTTCGAGAAGGAAAACATCGACACGCTGGACAGCAAGGGCGAGCTGTTCATCACGATCATGTCGTCCCTTGCGCAGGAGGAGAGCCGCTCCATCTCGGAAAACGTGACCTGGGGCTGGCGCAAGCGCATCGCGGACGGCAAGGTGTCGGTGGCCTACTCCCATTTCCTCGGCTACGAAAAAGGCCCGGACGGCAATATGCAGATCGTGGAGGAAGAGGCCAAAGTCGTGCGCGAGATCTACGCCATGTTTCTGGACGGGAAGACGCCCTCCGGCATTGCGGCCGCTTTGACGAAGCGCAGCGTCCCCACGCCTGCGGGAAAGGCGACGTGGCAGGCCAGCACGGTAAAGTCCATCCTGAGCAACGAGAAGTACAGAGGCGACGCACTGTTGCAAAAGACCTTCACCGTGGACTTCCTGACAAAGAAGGCCAAAGTGAACGAAGGCGAAGCGCCCCAATACTACGTCGAAAACAGCCACCCGGCTATCGTCAGCGCGGAGGTGTTCGAGCTTGTCCAAGCTGAACTGGCAAAGCGCAGGCAGCGGGGCGGGCGCACGAGCGCGGTCACGCCCTTCTCCGGGCGACTCGTCTGTGGGGAATGCGGCGCATACTTCGGCAGCAAGGTCTGGCACAGCACGGACGCTTACCGGAGTGTCATCTACCGCTGCAACCGGAAGTACGAGAAGAAGGGAGCGCCCTGCCCATCTCCTCACGTAAGGGAAGAGGAACTCAGGACAGCCTTTGAGAAGGCGCTGGGGATGCTGCTGGAACGCAGGAGCGAGATCTTCTCCGCATACGAGACGATCATTGCCAATCTGACCGACACGGCGCAGCTGGACCGCGAGCTGGAGCGTGCGCAGGCAAGGCTCGACGAAGCGCATCAGGAAATGGAGCGCATGGCGCGCAGGAATGCCGAGATCGCGCAGGATCAGGAGGAATACAACCGGGCGTTCGACGCGCTTAGCGCAAAGTGCAGTGCCCTGAAGGAAAAGATCGGCGCGCTGAAAGCGCAGCTGGCCGCGAAGGCCGGCAGGAGGCGAAAGCTGGAAGCGTTCATGGCGCAACTGCGGGAGAAGGAGGCTTTGGCTCCCTTTGATGAACGCACCTTCGCAGCGATGGTGGATCACATTGTGGTCTATCCGGGTGAAGCAAAAGGCGCTAAGAAACTGATTTTCCGCTTCCGGGATGGGACGGAGATACCGGTCGACCTGTAAATGAGCACATGAAAACAACCCGCTTGCACAGCCGGGCGCGAAGTGATTCGCCGGGGGCTGGGCAAGCGGGTTGTTTGTATTTTTGGGCAGAGAGCCTCTTGAAGCATCGTGCTTTGATGATGCGCGCAATGTATATCCGAGCATTATCAGCACCTGCCTTTTCAGAGCTATGCAGGGGCTTCGTAGGGGTATTCAAGGGGGTATTCAAGGGGTATTCAAACTGCATACCCCAATGAATACCCCTTTGAATACCCGTACCGTGAAATCGTTACTTGTATCATTTTATGAGTGCAGACACAAGGAAGCAGTTGCAAAGCTGCTTCTTTTTTTGCGTTTTTGGGCAGAAACAGCAGTGTTTGACCGAGTACATGACCAAATAACACATTTTTATGTATTACCTTCCGCTGCTCTCGAATTTCCTTGTTTTCCTCAAAAATGCCCTTGGGGACGATTTGCAACTCTTTGCAACGCAATTTTACGGCCTGCAAGTAGTCAAATGGTAGTCATATGGTACCGCCGTCAGCTCCTTATTTTGCAAGGGATTCCACGTTTATTTCCTTTCCTGTTTCCTGTTCTTTCACACCCCTCCGGCTGAGAAAATTGTTCAGCCGCAACGCGTCCGCCTGTTCCTTTTCTACAGTCAGCTTGGTGTAGACATCCATCACGAGCTTCGTGTCCGCATGGCCCATCCAGATCTGGGTGGTCTTGGGCGGAATGCCCGCGTTGTAGCAGGTGGTACAGAAGGTCACGCGGAAATCATGGCAGCGAATGTCGATTTCCCTGAAGGGCGGCAGCGGCTTACCCTCCGCCAGCAAAGCCTTGTGCGCCCGGGTACGCCCGTACTGGCATCTGGGATAGCCGTTGAGTTTGCGCTCCAGAAAAGTGATATAGGACTGATATTTCCGCTCAAAGGCGGCTTGCGACATCATGCCGCCGTTCTCCTTGGTCAACAGCAGCCCATGGTGGCCCCGCAAGGCCTCCGCCAGCGGATCAGCCATGGGGATGGTCCGGCGTGCATTGACTGTTTTACCTTCGGTAACCATGCCACAGTTTCCCTTGCAGAAGGACACCGCGCCGCGCACGGTGAGCGTTTTCTTCTGAAAGTCCGCATCCCGGTCCACATCCAGATACAGCACTTCACCCCGGCGAAGGCCGGTATACAGCATCACCATGGCGGCCGGACCGAAGTCGTGCTCCGCATAGGTTGTCTCAATCAACTCCCGCTCCCACATTTCAAGGGCTCTGTGGCTTCCAGCCTCTCCCTTCGGTGGCTGTGCCATCTCCGCAGGGCTGCGAATCACGATGCCATCCTGCAAAGCCGCTCGGAAGATACTGCGGATCGTGGAAGCAAACTTGTTGATGTGGCTCTGAGAATAGCCTGCCAGCGTGTTGTAAAGTCGCTGAACATCGGTGGCCGTGATACTTCTTAGCATCTTTTTACCAAAATGCTCAGAAGCATAGTCGATGAAGCTCTGATACTGTCGATGCTGCATGGGATTGCATTTGGTCCGATAGGTGTCAAGCCAGGTCTCCCCATACTCCGCAAAGGATGTGTCGATCAGGCCCATGTTATATCCTCGTTCCTGCATGCGGACGTAATCATCACGCTTGCGAAACGCCTCATTGGCTGTTTTACCATAAAAGAAACGGCCTTCATATTTGCAGGCGTAGCGCCCGTCGGCGCGTTTGGTCAGTGTCTGCCGGGGCATCTGTTTTCCTCCTTCAGTAAAAATGCCCCTGCGTTTCTTTCCGGTTCAGTTGTCAAGGTGCAGGACGGTATCCGCCCTCCCTTATGATACCAGATCAAAGACGCAGGGGCAATGCATATTTGGGGTTTCAGGTCATTGTGCTGGCGGAACGCCTGCGCATCCAGTCCTCCAGCTCCTTGCGGTCAATGCGGATGGAGCGTCCCACCCGGTAGGCCGGGAAACCCTCCTGATGCACCAGCGTATAGGCCGTCCGGCGGCAGATGTGCAAATATACCTGCAATTCCGGGATGGTCATAAACGGCGACGGCTGAGCCAGTCCCTTCACGAACGGCTGCCCCGCTTCCGTGAACTTTGCAGAATATTTTCTGCGATACATGAATCGACCTCTCTTTCTTTTGGATATGGCATAGACAGAAGCTGTGGCAACGTGACAACGCGGCAACAGTGGTTTTTACTCTTTTGTTGCGAAGCTCCCACAGCTTTTGTCTTGTTTCTTTATTCACCATTTCTCTGTTGTCAAGTGGGTCAAAAGGCCGGAAACCCTTGCAACATCAAGGTTTGACCCGTCAACGAAGGCGTCAACGCTCCGGCAACGACTGTTGCCCTTCGGGTTCATCCTTCCAGGGCAGGTCTGGTTCGTCCACCACCATGAAAGCCATCTGCTGCGGTTCCGACACTTTTTCCGGGATCATGCGCTCCCAGCCCCGCTGACGGCCGTACTTGGCAAAGCGCCGGTTGTTCTCATACCTGCGCCAGCCCTTGATCTCGCCCCGGCGGATTCCCTCGTCCACGATCTCCCGAATCTCCCGGGTCTCATAGGCTTTCGGCTCATCGAACATATGGTCCAGCCCTTCCTTGAAAATCTGCATGGTGCAGAGCTTGTCTCCCTGGAACTGATCCATATAGTGATAGATCCGCCCGGCCAGGGTGTCCTCCTGGGCAAAGGCCTCCTGCTCCTGCAGGAGCGTGGCTTCCTCCGCCTTGGACAAATAGGTGGTGTACGCCCCGGAATCATACTGCGCCATGATTTCCGCCCACAGCTGCGCAAAATACGCCCTGGACGCCTCCGGGTCATCCAGGATGTGGCAGTCGGCCTTGCTGGCGTCCACCTGCACGGGGAGAAAGCGCCGGTTGCCGCTGCGGTCCATGGGCAAGAAATCCATGCGGTTGGTGGTGCCCGCGAACACGCACTGCCGGGGATGGTCCGCGCCAAAGCGGTCGTAGGCCAGGCGGCAGAAGTCCCGGTCCCGGGAGAGGAAGGCCTTGATCTCCTCGATGCTCCGGGCATTGGCGGTGGCCACCATTTCGGACATTTCAATGATCCACCGTCCGTTCAACCGGTGAAACACGTCCTTGTCGCTGAGGTTGCGCAGGTCGTCCGAGAACCAGTCCGGCTCCATGGCCAGGCTGCGCAGGAAGGTGGACTTGCCCGCGCCCTGGCCGCCCACCAGCACCAGCATCAGCTCAAACTTGCAGCCCGGCCGAAACACACGCTTCACCGCTCCCAGCATGAAGGTGCGCAGGCAGCGCTCGTGGTAGTCGTTCACCTCCGCGCCGAGGAAATGGTGCAGGGCGTTTCGCACCCGGGGAACACCGTCCCAGCGCAGGGCGCGCAGGCGGTCCCGCACGGGGTGGAAGGCGTTGTCCGTGGCGGCGATTTTCAGCGCCCCCGGCAGGCAGCGCTCCGCCTTGAGCCCGTAGTGCCGCTCCAGATGCAGCTGAAGAAAGGCCAGATCCGTGTCGCTGATGACGGACGATTCCCGCACCCAAGGCAGAGGGCTGTCGATGGTCAGGCGTTCGTTGAACAGATTCCGGCGGATGTGTCCGCCCAGCAGGGGGTCGTGGGTCAGCGCCAGGACGCAGTTTTGAAGCGAGTTGACCACGTTGCCCCGATTGTTTTTCTCCAGCGCTTCCCGGATGGCCGCATAGGATTCATCCAGCCCTTTCTCGCTCATGGGCGGTTCCCAGTTGGTCACGGGTGATTCGTTCCGCAATGGCATCCACCTCCTTCTTGCAGGCGTTATAGAGAAAGTCCCGCTCTAGGGGATCGTCGCTCTGGGTCAGCAGCTCCTCCACCCATGCCTCCCGCTGGCACGCCTCCTGAAACAGCGGATGCCAGACATCCTCCCCAGGGCGAGGGGCATAGCGCTCCTTCCACGTCCGGAGCAGCCGCAAATACGTGGTCAGCACCTTCTGTGCATGCCTGAGCCATGCATCCCGCTCCCGGTCGGTGCCCTTTTCGCGGATGGCGGCCAGCTGATGGGCCAGGGCAACCGTATCCGGCTGGTAGTGCTGCCTCCTTCGCTCCTTTCCCCGGCCCTGGCAGGCGCTGATGTCCACGTGGAAGGCCTGCGCCAACTCTGCTGCCGCGCTTCCCGGCGGCAGGTGCAGCAGCTGTGCGGTCAGGGCGATCACGTCCCCATGGGCCTTGCATCCGAAGCAATAGTAATAGGCTTCGTTGAGCTTCATGGACGGGGTCTTGTCCGCGTGAAAGGGGCAACAGCACATGCCGTTTTTTCCAACGGTCAGCCCGTAGCGCTTAGCTGCCTGCCCTACGGAAATGGCAGTCTTAACGGTTTCAAACAGGTTCATAAACACCTTCTTTCTGAAAACAGGAATGTGCATGGTGATCCATCAGCGTTCCATGTCGTAATGGCGGGTTTTCGTTTCTTTGAACTGCGCCTTGTAGCTTTGCAGCACCTCACGGATCAAGGGCCGGGCCTGTTCCCGGATGCGCCTCACGCCGGCGGCGCGGTCTTCCGGCTTTCGAAGCACTGTCATTACCCTTTTCAGCACCGACTTGGCGGAAAGCTCGATGGCTTTCCTGGCGTTTTCCAGCCATTGGAGAATCAGCCTGCGGGTATGCGGGAGCATAAAACCATCCTGCGCGTAAACCTGCTCCATCTGTGCTGTGATGACCGCTTTGTCAGCTTTCTGCGTTTCCCGGATGGTCATATCCGCCACAACGGATAAAGCCTGATTGTACGCCGTCTCTGACACAGTCTCCAGCAGCGTATCCACATGATGCAGCGAATCCAGCTTGTGGTCCAGTTCGGCGGCTTTTTGCGCAAGCCGTCGGGCCTGCTGGGTGTTTTCCGCTGTCAGCTGCGCGTTGCGCTTCTCCAGTTCTGCAATTTTGTCGCGCTGGGCTTCGATGATGTAGTCGTTCTTCTCCCGGCTGGCCCTGCCGCCATAGATGGCTTCGGTCTCCACCTCCAGCCCGTGTTCACGACAGATTGCCAACAGAAGATCACGGCACAGACGATCGAAGGTCACCTTTCGGTTATTGGTTCTGCCGGGCTTCTTCGCCGGGTCAGGCAGCGGGATGCCCAGGGCTTCCAGTGCCTTTTCCTGCTTGGGTTCCCGCTCGCCGTAGCGGTTTTCGATATCGAACACCTGCCGGGCGTGGATATGGGGACTGGTCTCGTCCAGATGCAGCGCCCAGTCCAGCACATGGACGTTGGTGCCGAAGCGCTCTTCCATCGTTGCAAAAAACGCCAGCACCACGTTAGTCAGCATCTCGGGCGGCGGGCAGTCGCCCTCTTTTCCGATCTGGTAGATGGTTTCTTCCGGGCAAATGCGCGCATCCCCCAGCAGATCGTCAATGGTTCGATTGCGCTTGGCATGACCGGCTTTGGTGTTGCGCTGGTTCTGCCCCGCAACAAACGCCCCGTACCGGCGCTCATATTCGATCCGCTCGTGCTGGGTGAAGGTCGGGAAGCGGCTGTTCTCCTCATGGGTACGAAGGCCGTTTGCGCAGTCCCAGTACAGGTTCAGCCGGGTTCGCTCCCCGGCGATGTTCTCCGCATTCTCCACGTCGAAGCTGCGATCGTTGTGCCTGGGGTTATAGACGCCGTGTTTTCCCGCGCGGCCATTGTGACGGGATACCCGCTGCTTTTGATTGGCGATGGGCGGTCACCTCCTTCTCTTTCGTTGGGTTCCTTATTTCCTTGACGGAGTTGCTTTCGTTCCCCCGAAGGGCTCCTGTTTCGACAGGTAATACCCAGTACAAAGTGTCGAACTCCTTCGGGGCGCTTCGCTTTCAACACTTCACTGGGCCACGGGCGCTGCCCTTTGGATTCCCGACAGGCGCTGCCGCCCTGTACCCAGCCAATGGGCGTTGCCCCTTGACCCCAGCAGTGCGCTGCCGCCCCTGCACCCCGGCGCAAAGGGCTGGCTGCCCTCTGCACACCCGCACCGGCAAAGCCGGCGTCCATCGCCCATGCAATTTCCGCCGCTTTCACCGGCTCCGCATCCACGCATTTGCATCTGACGGCGGAAGTTGGATGCGGAATGCACCCGTAGGGATTACCGATCAAGGCGCTGGATGCAGACCCGGTGTTTTTTCAGAAATAGCACCCATTTCAGACGTTTTTTCTACCGTCTGAAAACCATGTTCCTTTGCGTACGCCCTGGCTGCGGCCAGCCGTTCTTCGCTGTACGGCGGCACCAGCCGAATGGACAGTCTGGCCTTGTCGAGCACATAGGTCACGCCGCCTTCCGGCGTATTTAGCTCCAAACGGCACAGCATGGGATACCTCCGGCTGAAATCCGCCAGCCTGCGCTTCAACCCAGCGTTGAAGGTATAGATGCTGGCAAGTTTCTCCGCTTCGTTCCAGTTGATGACGGTTTCTTTTTCATACTTGGACAGTTTCGTCACGCCACCCCTCCTCATCGTTTTCATTAGCTTTAAGCGCATGCAAACTGCGCTTGAGACGGTGGTATTCGTCCATCTCTCTGCGCAGCCGGTGGTAAAAGGCCTCGTGCCTGCTTTCATCTACCTCCGTCTCCATCTTCCGGGCCAGCTCCAGCATCCGGCGTTTTGCCTCCGGATCAACCGTCAGGGCCGTCAGCCATTTCAGCCGTGCCACCGTGTTATCATGGCTGGGACAGGCGAAAGCGTAAAGAATCTTCTTTTCCTTCATGCTCAGTTTCATGGTAAATTTCCTCCCTTTCTTTTTTTGCCGCAGAGCCAAGCCCCCGATTGACAAACCTGTTTCAAGGTTCATGTCCCGGCGACAAGAACCAGTTTACAAAAAAAAGAGGCCCGTTCCCGTATATCCAAAACGTCGGAAAAGCGCTCAAAATCCGTATATTTCCACGCTTATGGAATCGTGTTATAATGAAGATAATGGAAAAAGCAATATCGGGAGGGGACTTTGGATGTATGTAAAGCTGACGATCCCGGAAAGGCTTCAGGACCTGCGCAAGGAGCGCCACCTGACGCTGGAACAGCTGGCGGAGCAGACCGGTCTGTCCAAATCGGCACTGGGAAAATATGAAACCGATGACTACAAGGATATCAGCCCGTTTGCGATCGCAACGCTGGCGAATTTCTATGGCGTATCCACGGACTATCTGCTGGGGTTGTCCGAAAATAAAAATCACCCAAACACAGAGCTTCAGGCTCTGCATCTGAGTGACGATATGGTGACCCTTTTAAGCAGCGGTAAAATCAACAACCGGCTACTCTGCGAACTTGCCACGCATCCCAACTTCCGGCGGCTGATGGTGGATATGGAAATCTTCATCGACCGGATCGCGGATATGCGGGTGGACCAGATGAACCTTATTCTGGAAGCTACCCGGCAGACCATCCTGGGCAAATACGCGCCTGGAGAAAACGACCTCTATGTGCGGACGTTAGAACTGGGGCAGGTGCAGGAGAGCGACTTTTTCAGCCACATCCTGCATGACGATCTGGACAGCATCCTCCGGGACATCCGGGAAGCGCATCGAAAAGACAAGACCACCGCCGACCCGCAGCCCACGCTGGAGGATATCAAGGATAAATTCCAGCGGGATATTCAGCAGGGCAGTTCTACGGAAACGATGATCCACGTATTCTGCGACAAGATGCAGATCCCCTTTGAAAAGATTTCCTCAGAGGATTTCTCGGCGTTTCTGCGAATTCTGAGCCTGTCCAAAATGATCAAAAATCCCAACAACATGAGAGGAAAGGCGAAAGCCTATCCAGTGCATCCGCAACGATACAGGAAAAAGTGAAAAACGGAGTGCAACAAGGGAGCTCCGAAAGTCAAAAGCCCCTTGCGCTTACCTTCAATTCCACTCCTGTATCAAACGAAAGTCGATCCCCTTGTCTCCTATTCTACCCTCCGGCAGGCCGATTCGTGCGTTCTTGACAGCCGTCAATACGTCTATGAGCTTGCTACATCTCTTTCCTATACGTTTATTTTACGGCTATTATTGCATAACCTTGTTCATCAGCTGCTGGAAGCTGTCCACATGGTCATACTTTACCATGCCCGTGGAGATGGTTGCAAAGAGCTTCTTTGCGCAGTCTATCTTCGCCTTTTCAATAGGACGCAGGTTCAGGCTGTCCATGGTGCCTTTCGTTTCCGCTACAAAGTAGATATGTCGCACGCTGCCTTCATGGAACACAATCGCCCAGTCGGGCGAATAGTGTCCTACCGGCGTTGGAATGGAGAATCCCTTAGGCAGTTTCGCGTAAACGTTCACTTCATCGGAACCGTCCAGCTCTTCCACAAACTTACGTTCCACGCTCTTGTCCGCAGTGCCGTCCGTGTAGACGTAGTCCTGCACCGCTTTCGTGGCCGGGAAGGCATCCTCAAAGGATTTCCCATGCTTTTCAGCGGTAAAAATGCTGCTGTCATAGTATCCTTCAATCTGGTTATAGGTGATATGCTCCACGATCATCGTCGCCTTTTGCTCCTTGATGAGTCGTGTAACCTTGGCAATGAATTCCTCGGGGTTATACTGGAACATAGCGAAGGTTCCGGGCTGAATGCCTTTCAAAATGGCCGCTACGGTACGGCGGGTCAACACGGTTCCCTCCGCAATTTTCCCTACCAGGTCATAGGGAATCTGGCTTGCTTCCGTATGCCTGAGCATCTCCGTTTTTGTTTTGACTGTGCCGAAGGAATCGCCCTCACGCAGCATGTCCGCATTCAGGTTTTCTCGCTGGCTGGCCTTGGATACGGTATATTGAAGCTGACTTACGTACAGGTTGGCGTCTATGGCCGCAATGGCATGGCGAATCAACTCATCGGAATCAAAGTCGACGGTGTAGGCATAACAATGGTTGATGGCTCTCCACAGTTTCTGGAACGCCTCCTTGTAGAAGCGCTCGTTCAACGGATTCTCCGGTGCTTTTGTCTTGTTGCCGTTCCCAAACATTGCCTTCAACGCATTCTCGTCAAAGATGGCCTGGATGAGCTTGTGAATGCCTTCGGCCATGGGTTGAAGGGATTCCGGCAGAGGCGCTAGCGCATGGCTGGCCAGGTCGTTGCGGTACTGGGGCGCAATGCTGTCATCTTCGGTAATATAGGGCAGCACCGCACAATTGCTGAGGCAAGCGCTGTCGAATCACCCATCAGACAGGAAACCATAGGCTTCCCGGCG